GACACGGAACAGGTCCGTCGAACCGAGATGGCCTTCCGCGCGCAGGTTGTTGTTGACCTCGATGGTCAGCCCCGTCACACCCGTCAGCGGGCTTCCGCCCTCGGATACTGCCGTGATGTCCGTGACCGAGATGGGGCTGGTCGTGGTTGCCGCAATGGCAGAGCCGGTACCGACTGTGGCGCTGCCCGGCGTGTACGCCCTGCCGACGATTGCGCCGAACGAACCGCCGACGACCGAGTCCAGCGCGAGGCTGATCGACCAGCTACCGATCCGCGCACCCGTGACCGAGGCCATGACGTTCGTCAGGTCGGTGTTCTGCTCCTCGAACGTGTACGAGGTGGCCGTGGTCCCGTTCTCCAGCAGGTCCGTGCCACTCTCGGCGCCGGCAAGACCCGTGTCGGTCTGCCATGTGCTACGGAACACGCCCTCCAGCAACTCGTCCCATGTGCCGTAGGACAGTTCGTAGCCGAACTCGCCGGCCGCTGCCTTGCCCGCGAGGATCAGCGCCCGAAGCTGCGCGTCCTGGATCAGTTCCTGCGACTGAATCGTGTTCAGTGTCGCGCGGAAGTTGCCGCTGGTCGGTCGCAGGATCTGCAACGCGCTGGACGGCGTCGTGCCCCACGTCGATTCCTTGACGTAACGCAGGGCGTAGCGGTTGGTATCAGCCATCTTCAGCCTCTCCTAGGTGGTGTAGACCGTGTCCCGCGCGAACGGGCACAGAACGTCCTGCTTGAACCAGCCATCACTGTTGCCGACGCTCAGCACTTCGGGCTCACCGAAATGGATGTGTGTGTCGGCGTCCGTCACGTCGCGGAAAATGCTCGCGACCACTTCGCACAGCTCGTCATTCTCTGCCGTGCCGGTGTTCGCCTGCGTGAACACCTCGACCAGCGTCGTGCCGATGAACCGGCGTGTTGCCGTGCTACCTAGTTCCCGTCGAGCCGCGCCGTCGCGGTTGACCGACAGTCGGACCCATGCCGCGTCCGGCTTGCTGAACGGCACGTTGTCCCACGCGACCGCTGTGCGGCCCGCCCACAGGTTGTTGAAGTGCGAGCGGATGAAGCTGGCCTCTGCCTCGAAGCTCACTTGAACATCCGCCGGATACGAGCAACCGTTCGCTCGACCATGTGGACAGCGCGGGTGCGCGGTGTGCCGTCATTCACGTATTCAGCGTACTCGAGGCCGTTGTGCAGGCTGATCGGCGTCCATGGGTCTTTCGTCGTGCCGATGACCGCAGACCCCTCCGCGATCGTCGCGCTGCCCGACATGTCTTTCTTTTCCCAGTCAAAGCCCGATGCCTTGGGGTTCGTCGTGACCGACCAGTTCGCACGCAACCGACCCGTGTCCACCGGTGTCATCATCACCACGCCCCGGTGTGCCTCAAGTGCGACCGCGTTGCGCAGCTTCCGCACGTCCTCGGGCAGCGTCTCCTGCGTGAACTTCTTGAGCCCAATCTCGAACTGCTTGATGTTGCTGCTCATCGCCGTGCGTGGACCTCCCACCCGAGACTGACACCATTCGCGCGGTACGGCTTGACGCGGTGCAGCATGTACTGCGTACCGCCCACGATCAGCGTGTCATGCACCTGCGTATCGTTGCTGCCCGTGTGGCCCGGTGCCGGGTCAATGTCCAGTGCGGGCAGGATGAAGCGCGTGTCCGTCGCCAGCACTGCTGACCCATCGACCAGCCGATCCTCGAACGCCCACGGCACAACCTTCATCGGATGATCCACCTTCGTCGTGACGGTCGAGCCCTGGTCGATGTCGTAGTGGCTCGTCGTGCGGCGTAGTGTTGCCGGCTCACCGAACTGGCCGATGATCTGCGCGATGGGGCCGCGAAGTGCGCCGAGACTCATCCACGCACCATCTCGAAGCCGCCATTCGTGCGGAGCAGCGGCGCGACCTCTCTGCGCACGTTGTCCGGCAGCGACTGCTTCCGGTGTCGCACGGCCACCTGGATCGGGCCGACTTGCACGCTGTTGTAGCCCTCGAGTCCCGTATCAGAGAGGCTGTCCGTCGTGCCCGCATTGAGCAGTGACAGCGCCATCTCCATCGTCGCGCGCACGATCCGGTCGGGTACCGTGTCGGAGTCCAGCAGATAGCCGTCCTCGTCCTTGACGCCCCAGCGCGGCCACGCGAGTGGCTGCGACGAATCGGTACGCGCGCCCTTGAACGTGAGCTGGTCGAGCCGCAGCGTCGCGGTCACGAGTGCCTGGTCCTTCTCAGCAGCAGTCGCTCCCGACCAGTTGCTTGCGTTCAGCCGATCACCGAAGTAGGTGTCGGCCGTGTCCGCGTTGACGTAGGCGTTCGTCCCGACTTCGAGTGCCATCTATTCCTCGTCCAGACCGAGTATCGAACGTGCCAGTGCTGCCTTGCTGCCGTCCGGATGCAGCGCGAGATACGTCTGTGGCGGCATACGGAACGGCCACGTCTCGCCTTCGGGCATGTCGCCCTGCTCCACGCGCAGCAGTTCTGCCCTGCGGCGCAGGTTGCGGGCGATCAACTGCGCCCGGTTCAGTTTGGTGTTGAGCTTGATTGCCATGAGCGTGTGGAGGGGCAGGGCCGAAGCCCCACCCCTCGCCACATCAGCCGTTCGTGTTGATGCCGACGAGCGGGATGTTCTTGCGCTCGAACGCACGCGCCCAGTTCGTGCCGGTCGCCAGTGCCACGTTCAGCGGGCCAGCATTCGGGACCGAGCCCGTGTACTTGAAGCCGAGCGGGTGCAGCACGAAGTCGCGCCGGCTGTAGAACTCTTCGACGCCGCCACCATCGCCCTGCTCGGGCCGGCGGATCGTCTCGGCGGGCACCTTCGCCGCCGTCTCGCCGTAGCGCAGCGCGCCCGGCCCTGCGAGGAACGACGTGTAGACCGGGTAGTCGGGGTCCGACACATCGGCCGGCAGCGTGTCGCTGACGACGAGCTGCATGCCGAGATACGTCGGGATCACGACCTCGCCCCGTGCGTCGGGGATGAAGTCGATCAGGTTGTTCTTCTGGAGCCGGCCGTACACCTTGCTGTGGACGAACATCAGCGTCAGCGAGTCCGACGCATCGCCCAGGCAATTGACGCGCGCATCGATCACGGCGTCCGCACCGATCAGCACCACCGCGCCGGACGAGGCCGACACGTCGTGGATGCCGCTGCCGGCAGTCTCGACATCGAGCGCAGCCAGCGCGCCCTGGATGGTCGCGATCGCCGAAGCGTTCATGCGACGCGCCCAGAACGGAGCGATGCGATCCGCCGCAACGCCCATCGGGTCATCGCCCGCCAGTGCGCCCGCGAGATCGGCCGCGCCGAACGACACGACACGACGCAGCACCGCGGCGAGCTGCTGGTCCGCCTCGATCTTGCCGGGCGTGAGCGAGCTGGCCGGGTTGTCGCCCTGTGCGGTATCGACGGTGCTGTCCGAGCCGAGATCCTGCCAGAACGGAAGGTTGACGGTGTTGCCGCCCTTCTCGATCTCGGCGTCGATCTGCTGGTCCTGTGCGACTGCGCCGGACTGGAACAGCCGCGAGTTCTCCGCCGTGACTTCGCGGAGGTACCGGACCCAGAGCTCCGGGACCAGTACGTCGGTGATACGGGTAATCGCCATCTTGGAACCTCTCCCAATGAAGTGATGTGAACGTCTTCGTCAGGACGGCCCCAAGCCGGCCCTACACCTGCCCACCGCCCAGCAGTGGGTACTACGCCACCTTCGGCAACTGCACGCCCGCCGCAGCGGCCATTTCGCGCGCCCTTGCAAAGTTCTCCTTCGCCAGCCGCATCTGCTCGGTGATGTTGCGCGTTTCCTTCTTGAACGGGTTGACCGTTCCGGCGCTGCCGCCACCTGTCGAGCCGCCCGGCTGCGCGCCAGAGCCGCCCTTGCCCTCGGGCGCGAAGAAGATCGACCAGTCGTCGCTGTCCTTCATCTCGCCCAGCAGGTCGGAGACGCCCATCGGATCGCCCATCACGCCCTTGATGCGCGGCTGGCCGTCCTTCAGGACCACCGTCTCGAACGTGCCGTCATCACGCATCCGCACGTCGATCATGTCGTCGATGTGCTTGCCGAGCTTCGGGTTCGCCTTGGCCTCTGCGATTGCGGTCGCGATCACGCGCTGCTTCTCTGTCCGGCGCAGCGCCTCGCGTTCCTTCTCAGCCTCTGCCTTGGCATCCGCCACCGCCTTCTCGGCGTTCTTGCGGACCTCGGCCAGCTTGTTCTCCATCTCGGCCAGCTTCTCGGCGTTGACGCCCTTGCCCGCAGTCGCTGCCTTGTCCCTCAGTTCCGCGAGTTCTTCGGGCGTGACGCCGAGTTCGTCGTACTTCGACTGCAACTTCTTCTTCTCGTCCAGCAGGTCGCGGTACTTCTGCCGCAGCCCGGCCACGGCAGGGGCGTCCTCGATGTCCGTCACGTCGAGGTAGAACTTGCCGTCATCGCCCTTCCTGTACTCGCCCTGCAACGCCTCGTTGAGCCCTTCCAGGCTCGCCAGCACCGCCTTCAGTGCCATCGTTGATTCCCCAGGAATCCGGTGATGTTGTGCCGTCCCAGACGGCGTGGTCGTAAAAGAGTGCGGGGTGTCCCACGCGGCACTGACCCTGACCGATCCGCGCCGTTGCCGAACGCGGCACCCCTGAACGCAAAACGGGCCGGGCGCCAACCTCATGTGGTCAGCAATCCCGGCCCGTATAGGACCATTCGCCTGTGCGCGGACTCGTTGCCCGCGATGCTTCTAAATATGCGTGTTTGTTACTGCGCGCGCAAGCGGTTTAACAGCGCTCACACGCGTAGGACTCCAGCACGCCCGACTCACTCACCGTCTCGCACCGCCAGCCGTCCGCCTTCAGGTCGGCCAGTTCCTCACGCTGCTGTTGCTCGTTCTCGGAGCCGACTGTGACGTAGGCCATCTGGAAGTCGCACGGCCCCGACGAATCGGAGCAGGCGACCAGTAGCAGCGCAAGCGCCAGCGTCCTCATTGCTCCCCCCGTATCTCGTCGATCTGTGCTTGTAGGTCATTGATACGCGCCTCGATCCACGCCCAGCGGTCGGGCAGCATCTCGCATTGCGGGATCAGCTTGTCCTCCAGCAGCCGACGCTCGTCGTCAGAGAGGTCCAGCGCCCGCAACGTTGCGAGTACGGTCAGGGCACGGCGGGCAATCTCGTCCGAGGTGTCCATGCCAGCCAATTTAGGCCGCATCCCGTGAGTCGAGCAACCACGGCGACGGATGACTAGGACACATCCCCCGCAGCTGGGCTGGTCCTCGCCAAGGGCGGCGGGGGCATCTCTCCACAGTGAGCGCACACAAACTCGTGTGAACACCGTGGACCGGCGCCCTGCCCGGTGGCCAGCCACTCTAGGCCGACGCCGTACACGTCCTTGACCCGCACCAGATACTGGACTGAGGGCTCGCGGCCCCTGTGGTAGAGCCGCGCGCTCTCGTAAGACGCCCCGGACCCCTCCTTGCCTCCCAGTGACATCCAGAACGCGCGGACGCTTTCAATCTTCTGAACCCTGCGGACCCTTTCTAGTCGCTCGCATATCGGGGATATGCTCGCTCGCAGATCCTCCTCCGGTGCGTCATGCGCCATCGCATTGCCTCTGCGTTGTGGGTGGGTTCATGCGGCCTGACTACTACCCCTGTCGCCAACCTCGGTTTCCAACCACGGCGGATATCCCAGTAATTCGCGGGTCCAGCCCGACATGGACCAGACACGCCCCTTCATCCGACCTACGTTCCGCTCCCACGCCTTGCGATGGACCCCGCAGGCCCGCCAGCGCTGCCGGTCGAAGAAGTGGGTCCGGTCATCCATCGGGATGCCGCACAGCACCACCTCATCGCACCCCAGCCCATCCAGCGCGACCACCATGCCCAGCATCCCCGAGCTGCCCGCACCCCAGTTGTGGACCGTGCGCTCCATGACAGCTCGGCGGGCGTTGTTGGACCAGACCGTATAGTCCTCGTTGCCGCCCTTCTGTCTGCGGGCCTCCTGCCATTCCTTCAGGTGTTCCACGTGTAACGTCACGGCATGGTCGATCGGGTCCGTGTACGCCCAGATCATGTCGTTGACCGCAATGACGATCCCGTCCACTGGGCCATACGCCTTCAGGTCATCCCACACACACGCCGCCGAGCCGAGGACTAGGGCGCGCATCGCTCGAACACGAACGTGTGTGAGTCCTCGCGGCCCAGCAGGCTCTCCATCGTGTTGTGCTCGACGCAGGCGAATCCATGCCCGCCCATCCAGCCAATGAAGCCGTCACGGGTCCAGTACCAGCAATGCTCGTCGGGCCGGTAGTGGCGCCATGTCTCGGACGGTGGGGTGTTGCCGGGCACGATCGGCACGGTGACGAACACCCAACGCTGCACGTTCGCCAGAATGCGAGAGACATCAGGGATATGCTCGATCGCGTCCCAGAACGTGGCCGACTGGACAGACTGCGTGTACGGGTCCAGCCACCGCTGGCGCACCTTCAGCCACTCGACGGCCACGGGGTTTATGTCATAGCCGTAGGTCGCCCCGCCCCGTGCTTCCACATACGAGCCACACCCGATGCCGATGTCCACCAGCGAGCCGTAACGTGCGTACTGGTCGGTCAGCCGGAGCCGTGCCTGCGTGATCGCTCGGCCCATGTCCGTTCGGGCGTAGGCTTCGTACTTGGCC